GATGCTTTCAGACTGTTGCACGGTTCTTCTCCACAGTTTTCCATTGCCGGCCCTTGGCCCCCATCTCTCGGAGGTTGGCCTTCTGAGTGCCGACGCTCAGGTGGTCGGGGTTGCAGCAGAGCGGCGTGTCGCAGCGGTGCATCACGACCGCTCCGTGATATCCGGGCACGTCGGGGAGGGGGCCGCGCGCGAGGGCGTAGGCGACGCGATGGGCGCGTTGATAGCGACCGAACACGTTGACGTTCCCGTAGCCGTGTCGGTCGGTAGAGCGAGACCAGAGCCAGCAGCCGGTGTTCGGCTCGAACTCCACCTTCGACCAGAACCGAGACGCGAAATCGGGGTGCTGGCGCAGCGTCCGTTCCGGCTTGTCGCCGCCAATGGCCCGCACCGCCGCCATGGCGATCTCGGGTGCGATGCTGTCGGACTGTTTCACGGGTTCCTCCGGGCGCGAGCGATGGCGCCGTAGTCGGTTGCGACCCTGAACAGGGCCGAGGCATAGGCGGGCTGGTAGGTGCGGACCTGCCGCGCGCGCTTCAGGAAGTGCAGGCGCAGGGCGGGCAGCTCGTCGTCGGGGATCCATTCGTGATCAGCGACGAGGGCAGGCCGAGCACTGGCAGCGCCGACAGGGGTTACGGCCGCAGGCCGGAACGAACCAAGACTACCGTCCATTGGATTCACCATGGGGAGGGGAGACGATGCGGTAGGCGACGATGTCGCAGCTGGGGCTGCCAGCGTTCGCGACCCAGTTGCTGTCGGTGGGATCGGGGTCGTCCCACCAGCCAGCACGATCGGGATCGCCCGTCTCTGTTCCGCCCCGCAGCCGCACGAGAACCTTGGTCTCTGGCGCCACCGGCAAGCCCTTGCCGTCGTGTTCGATCCACTCGCTCACGACCCACCCCCCACCAGAACAGCCAGACCCCCAAGGGCGATGGCGATGAAGGCGATTGCGGCGAACCCCGGCAGCAGGACCACCACGCCGTAGCGGATGAACCGATGGCCCAACGCGTGGGTGAGATGCACGCAGTCCTCCAGCGCGGCGGGGAAGAACGACGCGGCGGCTTGAAGGTCACGCAGCCACGCGGGGCGGGGGCGGCGGTCGCCCATGAACTGGACGAGGGGGGTCATGCGCCTGCCCCGTAGCCGACGGACACCTTCCACGCCGGAACGCGTGCCCGCAGTTCGTCGCCGTAGTAGACCGCGAAGAACGGCTGGTAGTCGCCGACCCCGTGCTCCTTGTAGGCGACGATGGCCGTACAGCCGCAGGTGCCGACGCTGTGCGACGTTCCCTGCTCGTCGTCGTAGTAGATGCCGAGAACAGGGCGGGGGTCGTCATAGATCAGGCAGGGGTCAGTCATAGGTCTCAGTCCTTCTTGAGAAAGGGCCGCGAGATCATCACAAGGACCACGCAGGCGATTGAGATGGTCAGCATCAGGCGCGCTCGCAGCGCCAACCCTTCGTGGCGTGCAGCCGCCAGGCGCGGTCGCCGAAGCGCTCCGTGCGGATGATGTGGAAACCGGCTGGGCGAGCCCGCCCCCGCGCGCCGCGGTTCATCATGGCGTTCAGGCGGTAGCTAAGCTTGGACATGGTGTTGCTCCGAAATGGGCCGCCAGTGGCCCGCGATGATTTGCCGGGCGCGCCGCCGGGCGTTCGCCGCCTCGTGGTGCGGCACCGAGGGGGTGCAGGAGACGGGGATCAGCCACGTGGCCGCGTCGTTCCAGACGACCACCCGGTGATGATTGTGCGGCGCATGTTCGAAGGCGCAGTGGAAGCCGTGGGGCCCCACTTCAGCCGCTACTGCGGCCAGCGCCTCGCGTTCGTGCCGCTTCAGACGGATGATGCTCACGCAGCTTCTCCGTAGCTAGCAGCCAGCCAGCGGCAGGCTTCTTCCATTGCGTTGCTGAGGTCGGTCAGGGCGCGTTCCAGGAACTCCCGCTGTCCGTCCTTGGCTGTCGCCAGTTGGTCGGTGAGCGAGGCTTTCAGGGACGAAGGGCGGTCCACCGCGCGGTTGGGGGAGAGGCCGAAGCCGTTCTCAACGACCGTTCCTCCGCTGCTCCAGAACAGGAGCCTGCCTTTAGGGGGGAGGCGCATTACGCGACCTCCGCCGGGAAGTTGTCGCGGTCGATCACATGGGCCGTCATCTGAGCGTCTACGAAGGCGGCGGCGGCTTCCTTGGTGCCGTGAAGGCGAAGTCCGATCCGCACCCGGTCCTTGTTGGTCCAAGCCAGCGCGTAGCCAGCCTGTCCGTGGTCGCCGTAGACCGGGCTGATGGCGTAGTCGGTGCCGTCCTGGTCGAACGCAACGAGACCGCCGCAACCATCTTCGATCCAGCGGAGGCCCATCACGCACCCCCTTCAGCCATGAGGGCGGGGTCTTCTCCACGGGCCTTGGAGAGAGCGGCGCGGAGCATGTGCACCGGGTCGCCCTTCGACCAGTCGCCGTCCATGTTGCCGGTCAGGAGGCCCAGCGCGCACTCGGCAGCGTCGTACAGCTCTGGCGCGGCGGCTATCAGGCGGGCGTTGACTTCCTGCTCGTCGCAAGAGGCGAAGCCATCGGCCTCGTCGTGGGTCTGGAACAGCAGCACCGCCCCGCCGGCACCATCGAGCGCGTAGATGGACAAGTCGCCCTCGTCCACGTCCCAAGGCCCCGGCGTAAAGCTGACCTTGCCCATCACACCCCCTCCGCCACGGCGTCAGCCAGGGTCATCAGGTCGGGGGTTTCACCGCTGAACCACTCGTCATGGCGAGCGCAGTCCACACAGACGAACGCGCCGTTGCCCATGGAGTAGAGCTTGTCGGCAGGCTCGTGGGTCGGGCACCAGTCGCACTCGAACTCGGTGCGCTCCTGCGTGATGCCGAACTGGTCGAACCAGCTTTCGCCAAAGTCGTCGGCGGGCGGGGAGGGGAAGTGGTGGAGGGCGGTCATCAGCGGAGCCCCTGCTTCACGGCCCACGCGGCGCGGTGCTGTTCGTCGAGCGACACCGACGGTTCGCCCTCGAACTGCGCCGTGTAGGCGGCCTCGCAGCGGTTATCGAAGCATGACGGGCAGATGATCTCGCCGTAGGCCTCGAAGGCTTCCGCGTTGGCTTCGGCCAGGGACACGGCCTCGCCGCAGCCTTCGCAGAACCAGCTTTCGTCGGCCGGGAGAATGGGGGTGAGGGCGTTCATTGGACGTGGCCCCAGGTCCGGCGACCGCGCACGCTGCGAACGGCGCTCGACGTCACGCCCAGGGTGCGGGCAAGCGAGGCGGCGGAGTCTTCGCTTGCCCGAATGAGGCGCACGAGCGGCTCGGTCAATTTAGCGCGGGGGTGACCTTCGCCGAGCGCGACCGTGGTCGAGCCTCGTCCCTTGTCGTGCTGGTCCCGCATGTTCTGCGCGTGGGTCCCGAGCCACAGGTGGTCGGGGTTGACGCAGGCACGCACATCGCAGTGATGGCAGACGCACAGGCCCGCCGGGATAGCGCCCCGTGCCAGTTCGAACGCCACGCGGTGTGCTTGGCGCTTCTTGCTCTCGGTGCAGATCAGGCCATAGCCGGTCCGGGTGAGTTGCCCGGAGAAGAGCCAGCATCCGCCGTTCGTGTCGAACTCGGTCAGCGATGCGAGCTTCTCGGGAAGTGGTGGCCTTCGGGCCATGTCAGGTGCCTCCGTCTATGGGAGGCACTGTGCCTTAGCGGCACATCATCGTCAACCAGAAAAGTGCTGTTACGGCACTATCTCAGCGGGACTGCACCGCGCAGGTCCCGAGCGAGACGTACACGCTGTCCAGCAGAGTGGCGGCTTCTGAGTAGGTGGTGAGGTCGTCGGCGACCTTTGCGACGACCCCCCGGCCTGGCACGTCGATGGTCAGATAAGACCCGCTGCGGGTGATTGTGGCGTCGTATCCGTCGCAGCCCTTGGCGTCGCAGCGGAAGTACACCCCACCCTGTACGTTGAGGGCAGAGTAGCTGCCGCTGGTCGGGATGGCGCGACACTCGTGCTGCGGGCTGCACAGGTACTTCGTCACGGGCGTACAGACCACCAGGTCCTCCGCTCTCGCACGAGACGCCAGCGCAAGAACCGAGACGACAATCACCACGGCGATCCGTCGCCCTACATACTTGTGGCTTAGCATCCGGTGCATGGCTAGCCGCGCCTCGCCCTGTTGCGTTGGTACTCGATGAAGTCGGCCGCCTCGGCTCTCTCCGCGTCCGTCCAGCTCGACCACAGGGCGTCGAGGCTCTGGTCGCCGGGTGCGCGCGAGATGAGGTCCCACACATTGCAGCCGAACACCGTCGCGGCTGCGACGAGGAAGTCCTCGTCGTACGGGCGGTGCCCGTTTTCCACCTTGTTCACGTCGGTACGGCCCCAAGCCCGCGGCTTCTTCTGATCCTTGCGCAGCGGAAAGTTCGCGGCGGCATCGGTCATGAGCGAGGCCAGTTCCTGCTGAGACATTTCGCGACCTGTGCGCTCGGAGATCCGAGAGACGCGCCAATGGAAGATGAAGTGCGGCGGGCGTTGCATCGGCACAGTCTGCGCGGCGAACGCCCCGCGATCTGTACCTCTATCGGCACACAAGCCTTGACGAACAGAGTGCCGATGCGGCACACTGCCTTCGTGATGAACCTCTCCGACCGCATGAAGGACCTGGGCCTGACCGACGACGCGCTGGCGAGGGCGATAGATGTCTCGCGTCCTTATGTGACGCGGCTTCGCAACGGCACGCGCAAGCCTTCGATTGAGGTAGCGGCGAAGATCGAGCGCCTTACAGGACTGCCCGCCCGCTCATTCGCGAGTGAGGCATGACCTACACCGCCTGTTCCATGCGCGCGCACGCCTCGGCCTGCACCAGCACGGCGATGGCGGCCTCTATGGTCTCGGCCTCCGACGAGCGGATGGACGGCGAAGCGTTGAGGATTTGCAGCCGGTTCCGCAGGGCGTGCCGGGCGTTCTTGATGCGCTTGGGTTCGGCCGTGACGACGAAGGCGGTCACGATCACCTGTAGGACGGCGGGGCTCACTGGCAGCATTCAACTTCCCTCCACAGGGGAAATGAGCGGCCAATTCATCAAATGTTGCAATTGGGCGGAACGTCCGGAAACGGTTAAGGAATCGTGGCCGAAAGGCGGCAAACGCGCGATTTCCGTTACGGGATCGGCAACAGGCCCGGCTGAGCCCTGCAACTCGAACGGGAACCTTCACCGTAACGTGACAACGCGCCGCAGGAGCCGCGCCGCTTTCGCGCGTGAAGCCGTCCGTGGTCGCACGATTTTCCAACTCGTCAGGGTCTCCCCACCCCCCTCCACCCTGACGACAGCGAGCGGCGTGGCCTCGTCAGCCCGCCGCTCGCGCCCCTTTCGCCGCCTTCAGATACTTCGCGGCTGCCCGAACCAACGGGCCGTCGATCTCTCCCAGTCGCAGCGCCTGTTCCACCAGCCCTGCCGCGACCTGAATGCACTGTTCCGCCCGAACCTCCATCCGACTGTCTCCCGCCCGGTGAGGGCCGTTCCATGAGCAGCATCATGGAGCAGGCGATGTCGGATTTCTTGCCGCGCGATCGGCAAACTCTCGTGCAGGTCATTCAGGGCTGGGTGCGGGGTTCCGCCAAGGAAGTCGCGCGGGCGTGGGGCGTGGACCCCGCGACGGCCGAGAACGTCCGCAAGGGCGTGGTTTCAACGAAGACGCTGCAACGCGCGATGGCGGCCGAAGGTTGGCCCCTGGTGCTGGCGCTCGGCCATGCGGCGACCGGCAAGAGCTACGAAGAATGGTTGGAAGATGAACTCACCAAAGCACGGTCGGGCGCCGCCCGGCTCGAAGCCCTCGCTGAGCGCAGTCGTATCGCGCGAGGCCAAGATCCTCGCCCTGACCCTGCTGGGTCACAGCGCTCGTTTGCTCCGATGGATCGGCGAGGGAGCGGCGAGCGTCGAAGCGTGGGCGTTCGAGACGCTTAAGCACACGAAGAAACTGCGGGGCTGATCCCCGCCGGCCAAGGGCGTTGGCCGTAGAGAAGGAAGTCGGGGAATGAGCGACAACACGAACACGTCGTCCGGCGGCATTGGGCTGCTCGGCTCTCTGGGCCTGCTGCTCATCGGCCTCAAACTTGTCGGCGTCATCGACTGGCCGTGGTGGTGGGTGCTCCTGCCGCTCTACGGCCCGGTCGTCGCCGTGCTGTTCCTTGCGGTCGTCATCGTCGCGCTGGACCGGTGATGATCCTCTCCCTCTTCCACAAGATCACCGGCTCCTTCCGCTACGCCTCCTTCCAGAGGAAGTGCAAGCGAGAGCAGGACGCCGCCCGCAAGAAGCACCGCGCCGTCAAGCCGTGGCAGCAGATCCAGCAGGACCGGCTCCACGCGATGCTCCGGGGGGATTACCCGTGATCGCCCTGTCCCTCCCGTTCCCCCCATCCGCTAACCGCCTCTGGCGAGCCGTGAACGGCCGCAACATCAAGTCCGCGGTCTATCGCGTATGGGAAGCCGAGTGTGCGGGCTGCATCCTTGCCCAGCGCATCGGCAGGGCGATTGACGGCCGCTACGCCATCACCATCGACGCCGACCGGCCCGACCGCCGCAAGCGCGATCTCGGGAACCTGGAAAAAGCCGTGAGTGACGCGCTCGTGTCCTGCGGCCTGGTCCGCGACGACTCCGACGCTGACGAGATCACCATCCGCTGGAGCGAGCGAGAGCCCGGCAAGGGCGCCGCCGTCCACATCACCCTGACACCGAGGGACGCATGACCTTCGATTACGTCGCCAATGGCCGCAACGCCTCGGCGGCCTACGCCGAGTTCAAGCGCGGCTGGCCTGCGGTCCCGTCGTGCCCCCGCGAGCAGGACCGCCGGTTTCAGCGGGTCCTGGCCGCGCACTTCGCCGGCGTCGCCCCTGACCTGTCCGTTCGCCGCGCGCCGCCCGCCCGCGAGGTTGCGGAGGCGTGCCCTGCCGAACCGGTCCGGCGCTCCATCCCCCTGCCTAAGTGGCGCGTCATCCTCAGCGAGGTCGCCGCGAAGCATCGCATACCCGAGCGCGACATCATCGGCCCCTCCCGCAAGCGTCGGGAGACGACGGCCAGGTATGAAGTCTACTGGCGGCTGAACCACGAGCTTGGACTGTCCCTGCACGCCATCGGCCGCCGCATCGGTCAACGCGATCACTCGTCGGTCCATCACGGGCTCGTTCAGCACGAAGCGCGGATGCTTCGGGAAGGGCGGGCCGCCGCGTGAGCATCGCCCTGATGACGCAGGCATGGCGGCTGGACCTGTCCCCCACGGACAAGATGGTCCTGCTCGCCCTCGCGGACGCCGCCAACGACGATGGCGTGTGCTGGACCGCTCTACGCTCGAAGAACCCCGAGAAGCTGGACCTGCTGACCAAGTGCTCCCTGAGCGAGCGGGCCATTCAGGGGGCGATCAAGCGGCTGTGCGAGGCGGGCTACCTGACCCGCACGGAGCGGCCGGGGAAGGGCGTTCTCTACCATGTGGACCCCCGCAGCAAATGCGCCCCGCAGGACGTGCGCCCCGCAGGAAACGACGTGGACCCCCGCAGCTCCTGCGGGGAAACCGTAAGTAACCCTCATACCTCAGAAGCTATCGCTTCTTCGGACAGTGCGCGCGCGCATGATTTCCCGATTTTCTGGGAGGCCTATCCGCACAAGGTCGGCAAGGCGAAGGCGAAGGCCGAGTGGGACGCCGCCCGCAAAGCCTCGAAGCCCGAGAAGCGCCTGCCCAGCCTCGCCGCCGTGCTCGCTGCCGTCGAAGCCTACAAGCTCGCCAAGCCCGAGGACCGCGCGTGGTGCAACCCCTCGACCTGGCTGCACCAAGGCCGCTGGAACGACGAGCACACCACGACCCCCTCCGGCCAGCCTCCGCCGACAGGCCCCCGCACCGCTGTGAGCAACGACTTCCTTGCCGACCGTGACCGCATCCTGGAGCAGATCCAATGAACTACACCGGACGCTATTCAGGCCCCTTCGACATCACTGTACCGCTGGAGTTCTACGAGCGGGCGGTCGCGGTTCTCGGCAGCGAGGGCTCGGCGGACGCCTACCTGCATGGCGCCCGGCTCAAGGACGGCCGGCTGCTGCCCCGAACGCAGACGGCATGGGAGTTCCTGCGCAACCACGAGGGCTTCCGCAAGCTGCTGGTGCAGGAGCAGGTGGACCTGCTGAAGCCCCCGCCGTTCGTGTGGCAGGGCGGCCCCGGCCGGAACGAGTTCGCCCGGCGCGTGAGGGCGGCATGACCAACCCCACCCCCTCCCAGGACAAGGCACGGGACGGCTCGACACCCCGTAAGCCCCTCGCCGAGCGTATAGCCCAACGCGTCCGCACCCTCTCCCGTCTTGGGGTCAAGGTCGTGTCCGTCATTCCGGGGAGCGCGCTGTGATCATCGCAGGAACCCCAGCCGTTTGGGACGCCGAAGCCGAAGCCTGCAGCATGGGCGTGGCCGACTACGAGCGGGCCATGCGCGAGAAGCGGATCGACGCGGCGGTGCGGCTCGGGCTCATGGGCGTGATGCACTACGGCGTGGTGTTCCGCGAGTGGCTGAAGCGCGGCCAAGTCCCCGCCCTCTACGTCCATCGCATCCGCAAGGAGTTCTCCCGCAATGGCTAAGCCCCAAACGGCAGGCCAGCGGGAATGGCAAGTCTCCGCCTGCAAGGGCAAGGCCCGCTTCGCCAATGGAACCCTCGCCCATCGTGTCGCCAAGGAGCGCGCGAAGAAGAAGGGCGCGGTGATCGTCTACCACTGCCGCTGGTGCGGCCAGTACCACCACGGGAGGCCCCAGTGAACGCAGCCCTGAACATATGGCCGTGGCGCTCCCTCGGCGTCGATACGAGAATGCAGGCTGATTTCGTGGAGTGGTTCGGCCTGTCTTCCACCGAGGCCAGGATTCTCGAAGCGCTCTACCTCGCCAAGGGCTGGCTCACGCACAAGCAGCTCGCCCTCATCAGCAGGCCCGGAGGCGGATCGGTCGGCGCGGTGAAGAACCACATCGCCAACATTCGGGAAGCCCTCGACCGTGGAGGCATCGAACAGATGTCCGGCCTCGAAGGAACCCGCTGGTACGGCAACCGTCTCACGGAACGCGGCCTCACCGAATGCGATGCGGCGCTGAACTCCATGCACGGCCTTGTCGGGGAGTTCGACTGATGGCAGCGAGAGGCCGCCCAACCACATACACGCAGAAGGCAGCGGAGGAGATATGCGAGCGCCTGTCTAAAGGTGAGCCGCTGGCGTCGATCTGCCGTGATGAGCACATGCCCGCCGTTCGCACTGTCTCGGATTGGAAGAAGGCTCACGAGGCGTTTGCCGCCGACTTCGCACGCGCGCGCGAAGATGGTTTCGATGCCCTGGCGGCCGAGTGTCTGGCTATCGCAGATTGTACCGCGCACGACACGGTGCTTGTCGGGCCGGAGGATGCCCCGCGAGAGGCGGCCAACACGGAATGGATCAGCCGCTCGAAGCTGCGAGTGGAGACGCGCCTGAAGCTTCTCGCGAAGTGGGACCCGAAGCGCTACGGGGAGCGCCTGACGACGGAGATCAGCGGTCCCGATGGCGGCCCGATCCAGACCATCGTTGACCGCCCCCCCAACGAAACGCGCGAGGAATGGCTAGAGCGCCGGAACAGGGAGTTGGGCCATGTGGGCGCCGCAGCCGGGACCGCAGACTGAAGCGATCACGGCGACGTGGTGTGATGAACTGTTCTACGGCGGCGCGGCGGGCGGGGGGAAGTCAGACTTCCTGCTGGGCGACTACCTTCAGGACGTTCAGACCTACGGGCAGGCGTGGCGCGGCATCCTGTTCCGCCGCACCTTCCCCGAGCTAGAGGAGCTGCTGGCGCGCGCCCGAGAAATCTACCCGCAGACCGGCGCGACATGGAACGAGCAGAAGCGCACATGGTCGTGGCCGAACGGCGCGAACCTGAAGCTCAGGTACTGCGAGAGCGAGCGAGACGTGACCCGCTACCAGGGTCACCAGTACACATGGGTGGGCTGGGACGAGCTGACGCAGTGGGCGAACCTGTTCTGCTACCGCTACCTGCGCAGCCGCCTGCGCTCCGCTCACAGTGTGCCGACAAAGCGCATCAGGGCGGCGGCGAACCCCGGCGGCGCTGGCCACCTCGCGGTGAAGGCGTACTTCATCGACCCGGCGCCTATGGGCTATCAGCCGATACGGGACGCGGACACCGGCATGGAGCGCATGTTCGTGCCCGCGCTGCTGACCGACAACGCGGCGCTGCTGCGCAATGACCCGAACTACGCCGGTCGCCTTCGCGGCCTCGGCGGGCAGTTGGCGAAGGCCATGCTCGATGGCGACTGGAACGTACTGGAGGGCGCGTTCTTCGACTGCTGGAGCGCGAGCCGCCATGTGGTGCGACCGTTCGAGATCCCGGCGACGTGGGCGCGGTTCATGTCTGGGGACTGGGGCTCAGCCAAGCCGTTTAGCTTCGGCTGGTGGGCTATCGTGGACGACGCGTTCATAACCCCGTGCGGCGTCACCCTGCCAAGGGGCTGCATCGTGCGCTATCGCGAGTGGTATGGATCGACCGGCGAGCCGAACGAGGGGCTGAAGATCCCCGCCGAGCAGGTAGGTCGTGGCCTGGTTGAGCGCATGGGCGGGGTGTTCGCCCCTGATGGGAAGATCGCCACGCGCCCGACCGAGCGCCTGACATACGGCAGGCTGGACCCGGCGGCCTTCGCCTCGGACGGCGGCCCGTCCATTGCCGAGCGCCTGCACCGGGGCGCTGATCACGTCATCGCGTTCACTCGTGCGGACAATGCGCGGGTGTCGGGCCGGGGAGCGATGGGCGGTTGGGACCAGATGCGCGCCCGGCTGATGGGCGATGAGGACGGACTGCCGATGATCGCGACCTTCTCCACGTGCCTCGACAGCATCCGCACGATCCCGGCGCTTCAGCACGACCGCAACCGGCCCGAGGACGTGGACACGGACGGCGAGGACCACGCAGGCGACGACTGGCGCTATGCCTGCATGTCGCGGCCGTGGGCGAAGCAGCCGAAGCAGCCGGACAAGCCCAGGGATCGCTACGCCCGCAAGCCGCGCTCGGCGTCGGGATGGGCCGCGTGACAACCGCGCCCTGAACTACAAGCTGTTGCGCCCGCAAAGGCCGTGACCACAATGGCTGGCGATCCAAGGAGCAGCCATGCCGCGCGGTCGCCGTAAGCCCAAAATCGGTCCGGAAGACAAGGTGGTCGCCGTCACCGTGCAGGACGACGAGACGGGGATGCTGGTCTCGCAGTCCATCGACGCGTTCGCGCAGGCCGCTGTCGAGGTCGATGAGGCCGTGGTCGCCGCCCAGCCACAGGCTGGACCGGACGGCGCGCTCTACGACTGGACCCCGGTCACGGACGACCCGCACGTCTGGAGCGAGGACGAAACCCCGCTTGGGCTGGTCATCAGCGTCACGCGCTTGTCGCCCGGCGGCAACGTCGCGTTCTCCGAGGTGGTGAAGGGCGATGCTCCGGCCGCCCGCCTGCGTCTCGCCGCGCGGGTGTCCGCGTGAGCGTACCGATGGTGGTAGCGCTGGTAGGGACCGGATTCGTGTTCGGGCTCTTCGCCGCTCTGGTCGGCTGGCTCATGCGTGAGATGGCGAATAGCCCGCTGGGGTCGCCTCCGGGCCGCGCCCGCCGCGTGCCGCAGATCGACCCGTGGACCGGCCCGCATGGCTGATTACACCGAAACAGACGACACCGAACTCCTCGCCAAGTTCACCGACTGGGACAAGGCGCTGGACGGCCACTGGGGCAAGTGGCGCCGCGAAGCCCGCGAGATGTACCGCTTCGTCTCCGGCGAGCAGTGGTCCGCCGAGGATGAGGCCGAGCTGAAGGACAAGGGCCGTATCGCCCCCGTCTTCAACCGCGTCGGGCCGATGATCGACGCCGTGTCGGGCGCTGAGATCAGCAACCGCCAGCAGGTGCAGTACTTCCCCCGCGAGATCGGCGACAGCGGCGTGAACGAGGTGCTGTCCAAGGGTGCCGAGTACTTCCGCGACGAGTGCGATGCGGGCGTGGAGGAATCCGACGCCTTCCGGGACGCGCTGATCTGCGGCCTCGGCTGGACCGAAACGCGGGTGGACTACGAGGAGGACCCCGAGGGGAAGATCCTGGTGGACCGCATCGACCCGCTGGAGGTCCTGGCCGATCCCATCGCCCGCAAGCGCAACCTCGCCGACGCGCGATACGTCCGCTGGCGCAAGCCGTACTCTAAGTCCGAGTTCGAGGCCCTGTGGGGCAAGGACAAGTGGCCCGAGGGCAGGGAAGAGGCCCCGGTTCACCACACCGACCCGCGCGACGCCTACGAGGGCGACGATCAGGCGGACGCGAACGAGGTCTATGTCCGCTGCTACCAGTGGTACGACACCGAGACGGTCGTGCTGGTGGAGGACCCGGCCAATCCGGACGTTCCCCTGCGCGTGCCGGTGGACGAGTTCGACAAGCTGGAGGAGGAGGCCAAGGCCGAGGGCCGCGTGCTCAACTCCACCCGCGTGAAGCAGCGCCGCTACCGCAAGGCCGTGGTGGCGGGCGACACGATCCTCGAACAGGGCGCGCTTCCCGATGGGGAGTTCACCCTGAAGTGCATCACCGGCAAGCGGGACCGCAACCGCGGCGTCTGGTACGGGCTGGTGAAGCCCATGCAGGACCCGCAGAAGTGGGCCAACCAGTTCTTCAGCCAGCTTCTCGCCATCCTCGCCAGTTCGGCCAAGGGCGGCCTGATCGCCGAGCGGTCGGTCGTCGATGACGTGCGCACCTTCGAGCAGGACTGGGCCAAGCACGGCTCCATCAGTTGGGTGCAGGGCGGGGCGTTGCAGGCCGGGAGCATCCAGCCCAAGCCGCCCGCCGTGGTTCCCCCGCAGATCGTGCCGATGATGGAGTTCGCCATCGCCTCGATCCGCGACACGACCGGGGTCAACCAGGAAATGCTGGGGATGGTGGACCGGGACCAGGCCGGGGTTCTGGAGCATCAGCGCAAGCAGGCCGCCTACGGCATCCTCGCCGACTTCTTCGACAGCCTGCGCCGCTACCGCAAGCAGCAGGGCCGCCTGTTGCTGAAGCTGATGCGCTACCTCGACGGCCAACTGATCCGCATCGTCGGCGACAACGGGGACGCGCAGTACGTCCCCCTGTCCATGCAGCCGGAGACGGCGAAGTACGACGTGGTGGTGGACGAAGCCCCGGCCGGCCCGAACCAGAAGGAGCGGGTGTGGTCGATGATCATGCAGATGACCCCGCTCTTGAAGGATATGCCGCCGGAGCTGTGGGCGAAGATGGTCCGCTACTCGCCGCTGCCGACCGCGCTCGCGACGGACATCGCCAAATTCCTGTCCGAGCCGCCTGAGCCCGACCCTGCGGAAGAACAGATGCAGCAGCTCACCATCGCCGACGCGCAGGCGACCGTGGCCGAGAAGCAGGCGGGCGCCCAGCAGAAGCAGGCGCAGGCGAAACTGAACTTCTCCAAGGCCATCTCCGAGATCGGCCAGATGTACCTAGCCGGGATGCAGGGCCAACAGGCCGCTACGCCCGGCGATCCCCAGCAACAGTTCTAAGGGCGAACCATGAGCGATGCATACTTCACCGAGTCCGACGCTCCCGAAGTCGAGACCGAACAGCCTCCCGTGGATGACGCAGGTGCTGGCGGCGCTGATGACGCACCGCCTGCCGAGCAGGCCGAGCCCGAGAAGCCCCGAGGCGACCCCGCCATAGCCCTGAAGGCCGAGCGGGCAGCCCGTCGCGCCGAGAAGCGCGAGTACGAGCGCCGGTTCCAGGAGATGGAGGCCCGGCTTCAGCAGTACGCCGCGCCCAAGCCGGAAGCCCCGGCCAAGCCGATCAGCGTGCAGGACGATCCCATCGGCGCGCTGGAGCAGATTCACCAGCGGTTCGAGACGATCCAGCAGCAGCAGGCGCGCGAGGCGCAGGAGCGCGAGCAGGCCACGCGGTTCCAGCAGCAGGTGGCGCAGGTCGAGGCCACGTTGAGCGAGTACGAGGCCGAGTTCGCCGAGGACCATCCGGACTACCAGAAGGCCGCCGAGTACCTGACCGTCTCGCGTACGCAGGAATACCAGGCCATGGGCTACAGCCCGGCCGAGATCCAGCACGCCCTGCGGGTGGAGTACCTCGGCATCACGGACCGTGCGGTGAAGGCCAACAAGAACCCGGCGGAAGTGTTCTACAACCTCTCCAAGCAGCGGGGCTTCACGGCCGAGCAGCGTGCGCCGGGCGCCATCGACAAGATCAAGGCCGGCCAGCAGGCGAACGCCGGGCTGCAAGGCGGCGGTCGCGGCGGCAAGGAACTGACCATCGAGTACATCAACACGCTGGAGGGCGATGCCTTCGACAAGGCGTGGTCGCAGTTCCAGCAGCAGCAGCGACGAAGCGCCTGACCCCGAGCGGCCCCGGCCGCACCCATGCCCCCTGAGGCGAAGCGGCCCCCGGCGCACACCGGGGGTTTTGCTTAGCAACGCGGCCCTGAACCTAAGCCGCTGGCTTTCCGGCGGGCATCTGGCAGGCTCCAATCACCCCTTACGGGAGACGACTGATCCACGCACGGATCGCAGGGTTCCGCGAGCCCATGAGTCGCGAGGCGTAGGCCCCCACGGACGGGAGGCGAAGGCGAAAGCCATCCCCTTTTCAACCGTGAGAGACCAATGTCCGCTACCGAATACGGCGTAAACGCCCCGGAAGTCGTCAAGCTCTGGTCGAAGGCCCTTTACCGGGAGTCGATCAAGGAATCCTTCATCGGCCGCTTCATCGGCGACGGTCCGTCCGCGCTCATCCAGCGCAAGAACGACCTGAAGAAGTCCGCGGGCGACCGCATCCGCCTGACCCTGCGCATGAAGCTGACCGGCGCCGGCGTGCAGGGCGACGACACCCTCGAAGGCAACGAGGAGTCGCTGTCCACCTACACCGACGACATCCTGATCAACCAGCTTCGCCACGCCGTGCGCGTGAAGGGCAAGATGACGGAACAGCGCGTTCCGTGGTCGATCCGCGAGGAGTCCAAGGACGGCCTCAAGGACTGGTGGACCGAGCGCCATGAAGTCGCGTTCATGAACCAGATCGCCGGCAACGTCGCTCAGACCGACACGAAGTACACCGGCAACCAGGCGGCGCTGGCCGCGACCTCGATCCTGCGCGGCGGCGACGCCACCACGGACCAGGGCATCGACTCGTCCGACCTGTTCACCCTGACGCTGATCGACCGGGCCGTGACGACCGCCAAGCTGGCCTCTCCGGGCTTCCGCCCGCTGAAGATCGGCGGCAAGTCGAAGTACGTCTGCTTCCTGCACCCTTACCAGGTGGAGCAGATGCGGACCTCGACCACGACCGGCCAGTGGCTCGACATCCAGAAGGCCGCCATGCAGGGCGGCGACGTGTCCAACAACCCGATCTACTCGGGTGCGCTGGGCGAGTACAACGGCGTCATCCTGCACGAGAGCCAGTACCTGCCCAAGGGCGTCCACTCGACGGCCCTGACCGCCGTGGACAACACCCGCCGCGCCGTCTTCTGCGGCGCCCAGGCCGCGGCCATCGCCTTCGGCGGCGACAGCAACGGCGTGAATGACCCGGCGTGGCAGGAAGAGCTGTTCGACTACGGCAACCAGCTCGGCGTCAAGGCAGGCTTCATCTACGGCCTGAAGAAGACCCAGTTCAACAGCGCCGACTTCTCGTCGCTGGTCATCTCCACTTACACGGCCGGGTGATCGCCATGAGCAACGCACGTCAATACCACACGCAGCAGATCCACTACCTCCGCAAGGACTTCACCTACGCGGACGACGGGCTCTCGCTGACGGTCGGCACGATCCCGGCCGGCTCGGTCATCGTCAAGCCGATCTCGGGCGCGAACGTCTCGACCGCCTTCAACGCCGGCTCGACCAACGTCCTCGACATCGGCATCTCGGGCGACCTCGACCTCTACGCCACCGACCTGGCGCTGGGCTCCGCCGGCTACGTCCCCTGCGACGAGGCGGTGAGCTTCTACGTCTCGGCCGACACGACGATCCTCGCCACGGTCGATCTGACCGGCACCGCCGCCTCCGCGGGCGTCGGTCAGGTGGTGATCGCCTACATTCCGAACCTCTGACCGCCCTCAGAGCAAGGAAAACGGGGGCGGCTCGGGAGTTCGTATCCGGGCCGCCCTTCTTTTTGGGAGTGAGCGGTGTCCACGCTGGGTGAAGTCAAGGCGCGCATTGCCGACGAACTGAACCGCACCGATCTGGACAGCCAGATCGGTGCGGCGATCACCCGCGCCATCCGCACCCACGGGGCGAAGCGCTTCTGGTTCCTCGAAGCCCGGCAGACGCAGACCGTCACGGCCGAGGACGAGTACGTGAACCTCCCCTCCGGCACGCGCAACATCGACCTCATTCAGGTGCAGATCGGGGAGACCTGGTATCCGCTCTGCAAGGTGTCACTGGCCGCGATGGACGACCTGAAGGGCATGAACGTGTCCGAGGGCCAGCCGACCGACTACGCGGTGGAGAAGACGCGCCTGCGCCTCTACCCGACGCCGGATCAGGCCTACACGCTCAGCCTGATCGGCACCTTCGACCTGACGCTGGCGGATGACAGCGACACGAACGCGTGGACGACCGAGGCGGAAGACCTGATCGTCGCCACGGTCAAGAAGCACATCTGCCGCGACATCATCATCGACGAGACCCGCGCCATGCTCTGCCAGGGGGCGGAGACCGAGGCGCTGAACCTGCTTCAGGATGAGACCGTGCGGAGGCTTTCGACGGGTATCCGTCCGTGTCTCTGATCCGCGACCCGGCAGTCTCGAAGGCCATTCAGGACCTCTCGCGGCGCGTCCTGCTGCCCAAGGCCCCCAACAAGCTGGCGGAGTTCTCCGAGTACGCCGACCTTCCCTCGGCCGAACGCTACCGGGCCTGCGCCGCCTTCGTGAACGGCGTCATGGTCGTCTCGGACGGGAGCGCGTGGAAGACCGCGGGTCCGGCCCCGCTGGAGCTGTTCGGCGGCCAGACCTCGGCGGCGGTTCAGAAGGCGTGGGAAGCCCGCATTCCCTTCTTCTACCCGTCGCGCTCCACGCTCACCATCACCATGGACTTCTCCGACATCGTGGGGGAGGGGCCGACCCAGCGTCAGGCGCGCTGGCAGCGGCTGAAGGACTATCTCGACTGGTACGGCACGCGCTCGGGCGGCGGACCGGTCAAGCTCTGCTTCCCCGAGGGCATGACCACCATCGAGGGCGTGAGCCTGACGTGGACCGCGGAACAGGGCGAGCTGTACTGGGGCGCGGCGTCCGGCGCCACCTCGCGGGTCGTCAAGAACATCACCTACACCTCGCTCGGCTCCGGCCGCTGGCGGGCGCTGGTGGAGATGACCGCAGCCTTTTCGGTGCACAGCACGTGGTCGAAATCGATCACTGCCATCTCCCGCCTGTCCAACGTGGTCACCGCGACCATTGGCGCGCATGACCTGGTGGTCGGAGACGCCGTGTCCGTCACGGGCGTCAGCGGCTTCACGGGCAACTTCCAGATCACGGCCGTCACCGCGACCACGGTCAGCTGGGCGCAGACGGGCACGGACGGCAGCGGCTCGGCGCTGGGGACCATGACGCGAGCGCGCGTGCGGGTGGGCTACGTGCTGGGCCTCCAGAACATGTACGGCGACAACCACGCCCGCGCGCTGAACGGGGCCATCATCGTGACCAAGGTCGGCGCGGCCCGAACCACCTTCGAGGGCGAGTTCTGGTTCACCAAGGCCGTGGACGGCGTGATGGAGACCCTGACGAACCCGACCGTGGATACGGGCGTCGATTCCTCCACGAGCGACAACAACGTGGCCCGCTCGCGGGTGCAGGTTCCCTTCGCCTGCGTCGTCTCCAATGGCGGCTTCAACGGGACGACCACGGAGGGTGCGTTCTGCTTCCGCGACGGCGGCTATGCACGGCAGGAGTACCTCGGCGTCGGCTACTGGCCGCCCGTCGATACGCCCCCGGCCAACCCGGCGAACGGCAACGGCTGCACCATCTTCATCAAGGACAAGGGCTCGCGCTACGAGCTGGTCAACGACGACGTGATATGCGGCGGGCCTGAGCGGGTGATCCGCATCGGCGACGAGGGCAACCTGACCGCGCTGAACGCCTGCATCGGCGGCGGCGCGGCTGGGCAGGAAGTGCTGGTCCTTCAGGCCGGGGCGTCCACGCGACTGGTCCGCACGTCGCTGGGCATGGCCTTCGATGAGGTCGTGGCCTCGCTGGACGACTGCTACGTCAACATCGACCAGTGCTTCATCGCCTCGGGCTCGTCCGGAGTGGAGGCGTCGGGCTCCATCGCGATCCTGAAGGGCACGCGGATCAGCTTCTGCACCCGTGGGGCCTACGCGACGGCCGGCGCGCAGATGTTCCACAACGTCAACACCAAGATCTGGAACTGCGCCGTCTCGCTCGACGTGCTGTCCGCCTACCACTTCGGGGCCGTGACGCTGGGGACCGGGACCGAGGCCAACGGCTCGGACATGACGCCGAACGAGTACCAGGACGGGGGCGCGTGGATCGACGTTCCCGGAACCGACGTGATCGACAAGGGCGCGGTGTTCTCTCCCGAAGCCTCCGGCATCGACGAAGCGCAGCTTACCGGCACGTCGGGCCGCGTGGAGGTGCTGGGCACGACCGACCTCGCCATGGCCTGCACCTTCGACGTGCTGAACGGAACCACCCCCTCGGTCAGTGCGGTGTTCACGGGCACGAACGCGGCGGTCAACGCGCTGGAGAACGCGGTCGGCGTGGACGGCACCGGCACCAAGTGCACGTGGTCGGTCTACCACAAGACCCACACCATCACGGCGGCCGAACGCACCGACGACGTGATCACCTTCACGACCTCGGCCACCCACGGCATCGGCATCAGCGATACGGTCGTGGTGTCGGGCATGACGGACCCCTCCTTCGACGGCGAGTTCACCATCGAGGAGACCCCCTCCGCAACGACGTTCACGGTCCAGCAGGACGGTGACGACGAGCCGACCGGCGGAACGGGGTCCGTGGACGCCGGCAACTACCTGCGCGCCGTGAACGACAGCGCCGGTCCCCACGGCAAGTTCTTTCAGGTCCATCTCCGCTCCGGGCTGCGGCTCGGCATTGTTCATCCGGTGTAGCCATGCCCTCATCCGCCACGACCAGAAACCGCTTCGAAAAGCAGGCCGCAGGGGAGAACCTCAACACCTGGGGCGCTCCCAAGCTGAACACGGTGTTCGACCTGATCGACGCCTCGCTCGACGGCTGGACCAGCTTCGCGCTGTCCGGCACGAAAACGCTCACCTCCACCAACTACGCGTCGGACGAAAGCCGGGCGCGGTGTCTGAACGTGTCCTCGGGCACGGGCGGCACGGTGACGATCCCGGCCGTGGAGAAGGTCTATCTCGTCCGCAACGCGTCCTCCGGCGACGTGATCATCACCACGGGCGGCTCCACCAATGCCACGGTGAAGACCGGCGAGGTTCGCTGGGTGATCTCGGACGGCACCGACTGCCTGCTGGCGAAGTACACCGACCTTGGCGGGGACAAGCTGACCAACGTCGGCACGCCCACGGCGGACGCTGACGCCTGCACCAAGGCCTATGCGGACAACCTCGCGCTCTCGGCCGCCTCTGGCAACCTGCCGGGGCAGGAGGGCAACGCGGGTTACTTCCTGACCACCAACGGCACGTCCGCATCGTGGGCTGCGGCCATGGCGGCGACGAACAACCTGTCCGAACTGACCAACACGACCACGGCCCGGAGCAACCTCGGACTGGGCACGGCGGCGACGAAGAACACCGGCACGTCGGGCGCGAACGTCCCCCTGCTGAGCACGGTCAACACCTGGGGCGCCACGCAGGCCTTCGCCGCGCTTCAGGCGAGCGGGACGGCCACCTTCTCGGGTGCGGTCAGCAAGGGCTCGGGCGGGCACTTCCTCTACAACGGCTCGTCTTCCTACGCCTCGGGCAAGGTGACCTTCTCCACCTCGTCGGCCTCGGGCGGCTCGTCGGGCGACATCTGGTTCAAGTACACCGCATGACCACGCACCTGAACATAGGCGGGACGTGGAAGGACGTGACCGAGACGAAGGTCAACGTCGGCGGCTCGTGGAAGACGGTGGAGTCGATCTCCATCAACGTGGGCGGGACATGGAAGGTTGTCACCGGCCTCTCCGTCACGGTCACGCCCGACCCGGCCGAGGCCACGGCGGGCGGCGGCTTCGTCAGCGTCGAGGTGGAGGCCGTCATCTCGGGCGGCTCCGGCTCCTACACCTACCTGTGGGATGTGCTGACCGGGGGCGCGGCGTTCACCGGCGGCGGCGTCAACAATCCCAGCACCCTGCGCGAGTTCCTGACCTCCGGCAGCACCAGCGAGGGCACGGCGCAGGTCACCGTCACCGATACCGTCACCGGCGAAACCGCCATCGCCTCCTTCAGCTATTCCCTCACCGCCACATGAGAACGCCCCTTCAGCTCCCGCCCGGCCTGATCGGGGACGACACGACCTCCACGGCGGCCGGTCGCTACTACGACTCCGACAACGTGCGGTTCTGGCGCGAGCAGCCGCAGACGGACGGCGGGTGGGAACGCATCAGCACCACGGCGCTCTCCGGCGTCTGTCGCGGCGTCCTGATCTGGACCGACAACGACGGGGTTGTGAACATCGGCTTCGGCACCCACGCCTCGCTGGAAGTCTGGTACGGCGGCGAACTGGCCGTGATCACCCCCGCCGGGCTCTCTGACGGCGAGATCGACGCCACGGGGGGCGTGGGCTACGGCACGGGGACCTACTCCACCGGGGAGTACGGCGAGCCCTCGGTCGTGGACTACTACCCGCGCTCGTGGGCGCTGGCGACGTGGGGTGAGAACCTGCTGGCCTCCCCTCGCGGCGGCAAGCTCTACGTGTGGGAGAACGACACGGCCGAGGTGGCGACCGAGATCACCCAGGCTCCCGACCACTTCGACTACATGATCGTCACCCCGCAGCGGCAGGTCATGGGCTTCGGCGTCAACGAGGAGGTGTCTGGCGACTACAACCCCCTGTGCATCCGCTGGTGCGATCTGGAGGACTACACCGACTGGACCACCTCGGCCACGAACAACGCGGGCGAGGAAATCCTGTCCGGGGGCGGGCGTATCATCTCGGCCAAGGTGATCGGGCATCAGATCTTCATCTGGACCGACAACGGCCTGCATGTGGCGCAGTTCCTCGGCGATCCGGGCCAGACGTTCCAGTTCGACCAGGTGGGCTACAACTGCGGCCTGATCGGGCCGAACGCGGCGGTCGTCATCGGGCACACGGCCTACTGGATGGCGCCGGACGGCCAGTTCTACACCTGTTCGGTCGGAGGCGCGCCCACGCCCATGATCTGCCCTATCGGGGCCGAGGTGCGCGACAACCTCACGGCAGCGCAGAAGGACAAGGTGTACGCCTCATCGCTCTCCACCTACCAGGAAGTGCGCTGGGACTACCCGGACGAGCGCGACGGGGTGGAGTGCTCCCGCTACGTCCGCGTCAACACCATCGACGGGGCGTGGTCGCGAGGCCAGATGGTGCGCACGGCCATGACCGACGCCGGACCGGCCCCCCATCCCGTGGGCGTGGACTACGACGGCAACATCTACTGGCACGAGCGCGGCAACAGCGCGGACGGGGGCGTGTTCTCGGCCTCGGTCGAGACGGCCGACCAGTCCATCTCGGAAGACGAACTGGTGTTCCTGCGGGGCCTGTGGCCGGACTTCAAGGACCAGCAGGGCTCGGTGTCCGTCACCGTCATCACCCGCATGTACCCGCAGGGGCCGGAGACGGAACACGGCCCCTACATCTGCACGCCCGGCAAGGAGAAGGTGGACTTCCGCGCCACCGGCAAGATCGCGCGTGTGCGCTTTTCGTCCAACTCATCCCCTACGTTCTGGAGGCTCGGAAAGCCGGCCTTCGACGTGCAGCCCGCAGGACGCCGATGACCGAACCCGCCCCCCTCGCCGAACTCACGCCCGTCCCCCGCAAGACCAGCCCCGTGCTGGAGCAGCTTGAGCGGTGCAGGCCGTTCCTGGAGCCCGTGCTGGAGGCGACCCCGTGGGAAGAACTGTCCCGACAGGTCGCCAGCGGCCATGCGCAACTGTGGCCGGGGGAATCGGCGGCCATGGTCACGCGGGTGATCGGCGACACGCTGGAGGTCTGGCTGGGCGGCGGGGACCTGAAAGAGCTGTTACAGCTTCAGGATGGCGTTGCAGCCTTCGGAAGAAGCATGGGTTGCAGCCGCGCGACTATTGAAGGCCGCGCGGGATGGGGTAGAGTCCTCAAGACGAACGGCTGGGCGGCCTCGTTCGTGACCTACGAAAGGCCGCTCTAGTGGGTGACAAGAAGACCAAGACCAAGACCAACATGACCACTACCCCGGTCGTTCCGGGGTGGGTGCAACAGCCCATGCAGGATTACACCTCGGCTGTTTCGGGCATGATGGGGACGAACGCGCAGGATTTCGTCGCGCCCGCGTCGGATCTCCAGAACCAGGCGTTCGAAGGCGCGGCCAACCTCGGCGCGTGGCAGGGCAACCTGAACAGCGCGGCGGGCATCTACAACAACGTCGCGGGGGCTGGTGCGAACCAGATCGGCCAGACCCATCAGGCGACCGCCGCCGGCATCCTCGACAACGGGTGGGAGCAGTACGCCAACCCGTTCACGGACAGCGTGGTCGACACCACCCTTCAGGGCTTCGACCAGGACGCCGCGCGCCAGATGGCGGCGATGGAGGCGGAGCGCGCCCGTACCGGGGCGTTCGGCGGCTCTCGCTCGGCCATTACCCAGGCCATGCTTGCCGGGGAGCAGGGGCAGAACCGCGCATCCACGGAGGCCCAGCTTCGGGCGCAGGCCTACCGCGAGGCGATGGGGCTGGCGGGCTCCGACGCGGACCGGCGCCAGCAGACCGGCCTGTTCAACACCGGCGCGCTCAACACGACCGAGGGCCTGAACCTTCAGGCGCGTGACGCCTACGCCAACCGCCAGCTTTCGGCGGCGTCGGGCCTGAACAACGTCGCCAACTCCGAAGCGGCCAATGCGCGGGGCGATGTGGCGCTGCAAGGCGACCTCGGCAACGTGCAGCGCGAGATCGACGCGGCCATGCGCACGGCGGACTGGTCCAAGCTTCAGGCCATCGGGCAACTCTACGGCTACGCCAACCTGCCGATGTTCACCGGGTCCAATCAGAAGGGCACGACGACCACGCGTCAGTCACCCTCCGTGCTGGAGACCATCGGCCAGGTGGCGGGAACGGCGGCGTCTGTCGCGGGGCTGTTCTCCGACCGCCGCCTGAAGAAGGACGTGGAGACGGTGCGCTTGGAGCGGGGAGCGAACGGCGTCCGCCGCCGGGTCCGCTGGCGCTACCGCTGGGAGAACAACACGCCGAAGCATGAGGGCTACATCGCCCAGGAGCTTCAGCAGACCGACCCCCACGCCGTTGGCTCTGTCCTCGGCTACCTGACTGTCAATGAGGCCGCGCTGTGATCTTCCAGACCCTGAACAACCCCCAGCTCTTCGGCAAACAGCAGCAGACCGGCGTCATGGGCGGGCTGGACCCGGCCATCGTCAACCCGGTGCGCCCGCAGACGATGACACCCGAGGTGTCCCCGATGCCTCCGGGCATGGGCGGCTCCACCATGAGCGGCTTCGCCGGCCTCCCCCGCTGGGGCGGCTACGGCTGGGGCGATGCGCTCGGCGGCCGCGGTCCGGGCCAGCCGCACCGGCAGGGCCAGTTCTCCGACTTCGGCGGCCAGCGGTCGCGGGCGGACTTCGCGGGCCAGATCGACGGCCTCGGCAACCGCGCGGCTCAGATGGGCCAGCGCGATAGCTGGTTCCAGAACCGGGGCTTCAACCGGTGATCTCGCAATACCTCGCCAGCCTCGCGGGGATGTTCAACCCGCAGGACCCGGCGCGGCTGATGGCGGCGGGCGCTGCCCCGCCCATGCCGCCCATTCAGGATGCGCCGGGCGTCAGCTACGAATCCCTGCTGACCCCCCAGCAGGAGGGCGGCGGGGGCATCGGCGGTTTCCTGTCGCGCCTGCGCCAGAAGGCGACCACGCCCGACGCCAACGGCATGAACTTCGTTGATCGGCTGGGTCGGTTCGGGCGGGAGATCCAGGACATTGACGACGGCGGCAATCGCGCGCTGGCCTATGAGCAGATGCAGCAGCAGCGCGCCCTGATGCGCCAGAAGACCGACAAGGAGCGGGCGGAGGCGGAACAGCGCGCCCTGATGATGCAGGAGGCCGACCGGCTGGGGCTGGAGGGCCGCGAGAAGCTGATCTTCCTCGCCGATCCCGAGGCGTGGGCCAAGTCCCGCTCCACAGGGCTGGAAACCCGCACCGTGGGCCGCAGCGTCTACAACCCGGACACGGAGGCCTTCAACACCGCCCCGCTGGTGGAGAAGGTGGACGACCGCTTCGGCGTCGCCAACGTGACCCCGGACGGCGGGCTGGACGTGCGCTACAGCGCGCCCCGCGCTCCGACGTTCGAGGAACTGTCGCAGGACGCCGACCGCCGCCGGGAATCCCTGTCGCCACGTGAGCGCCTCGTGGAGGCCCCGCCCACGCCGGCCCCGGCGGCTGGCGGGCAACCTCGCGGGCTCCGCAACAACAACCCCGGCAACATCGAGGACGGCCCGTTCGCGCGCAGCCTGCCAGGCTACCTTGGACCCGAGCCGGGGGAGGGTCGGTTCGCTCGGTTCGAGACGATGGAGCATGGCGAGTCCGCCGCCGACCGGTTGCTGGCGTCCTACGGCCAGCGCGGCTTCAACACGCCCGCCAAGATCGTGGGGCGTTGGGCTCCCAAGCGCGAGAATGGCGCGGCGACGGACAACTACGCGGCCTATGTGGCGCAGCGGGTCGGCGTCGGGCTCAACGATCCGCTCAACCTGTCGGACCCGCAGGTGGCGCGTCGGGTGCGCCAAGCCATGCGGGAGTTCGAGAACGGCGAGCGCCCGCAGCAGGGCCAGCCGCAGGCGCAAAGCGGTGCGCGCGTACTGGCGGAGGGCGGTCCTGCGGAGCAGTGGCGCACCCTCTCGGAAGCCGAGGCCAAGCTGCGCGGTCTGGACCCCAAGCGCCCGTGGCAGATCAGTCCGGACGGCAAGGTGGACGCGCTCGGCGGCACGGACCGGCCCTACACGGACGGCGAGCGCAACGGGGCCATGCTCACCTATCGGGTGTTCGGGGCCAACGAGCGCATGAACGACCTCGCCCGCAACGGCGTGTTCAAGCCCTCCACCCCGACCGAGACGCTGTTCAACACCGACAAGAACGGCGTGCTGCGCATCATGGCCCGCAGCGACAACGACCGCATGTTCATTCAGGCGGCCAAGGAATGGCTCGCGCCCATCCTGCGCAAGGATACCGGCGCGGCCGTGACCGACACCGAAATGGCCCAGTACATGGACATGTTCATCCCCCGCTTCGAGGATGGGCCGGACGTGCTGTGGCAGAAGGCGCAGGCCCGCGACGACGCCATGCGCGCGCTCTACGGGGCCTCGCGCCGGGCCTACGACGCCGAATACGGGCCGCCCGCCAAGCCCCAGGTCCTCGCCCCGTCTCGGGCGAAGGGCGCGCAGGACGCCCCGCTCGAACTCCCGCCCGTGCAGAGCCGCGTGAAGGGCAAGGTGTACAACATCAAGGGCAGGAACTTCCGCTGGACCGGTAGCGGCTGGCAGGCGGTGAAGTGATGCCGAGGGAACTGTCTGACGACGAACTGCTGAAGGAACTCGGCCTGTCCGAGGGCGAGGACCTGCGCGTGAACGGGGAGACCTACACCGCGGGGCCTGCCAAGCGCGGGGAGGTGCAGGGCGGCGACTTGGGCGTGGCGCCCGGCGTGTGGGTGCGCCCGCCCGCGCAGGACTTCCGCCGCGAGCTCTCCGACGAGGAGGTGCGCCAGTTCCAGAACCTCGTGCCCGAGCCGCACGACCCCATGCAGGTGGAGGAGATCGACGCCGACAGCGCGCAGGGGATGCTGGTGGACGCCATGCGGGCGGTCCCGGCGGGGCTCGGCAAGGCATTCGCCATGACCGGCGACTCGCTCGGTCTGTCCAACCTCAACCCCGTGGAGTCGTGGCGCAGGGCGCAGAGCGCGGAAACGGAACTCGGCAACACGGGACTGGGCGACACCTACCGTGATCTCGGGCTGGACTACGACCCCAAGACCGTAGCCGGCAAGTACGCCAAGACCACGGCCGAGTTCGCGCCCAACGCCCTGATGCCGGGTGGAGCGGTCGCTCGCACGCTTTCGGTTGTCCTGCCGGGCCTCGCCTCGGAGGCGGCGGGACAGGCGACCGAAGGCACGCCGTTGGAGCCGTGGGCGCGCACCGGGGCCGCTATCGTCGGCGGCGGCCTTGCGGGCGCACGGGGCGGCGGCGCGCGGGTGCGCAACCCGCAGCAGGCGCTGGACGAGTCGATGCGCGGGCAGGGGCTGGACCCCGCCGGACTGTCCTCGGCTGCGCGCCAGAACGCTATCCGGCTGATCGAAAGCGGACGCACGCCCGACGAGGTGGCGGCCTTCGTCGCGTCCTCCGACACCCCCGTTCCGGTGCCGATGCGCCGGGGGGATATGACGCAGAACCCGACGCACCAGCTTGAAGAGAACATGGCCCTGCGCGGCGCCTACGGCGAGCGACCGGCGGCCGTGATGCAGGGGCAGGTGGCGCGACAGCAGCAGGCCCTGCGAGAGAATGTGGATGTCATCGCCGACAACCTCGCCGGGGGCAAGGCGCGGGAGTTGGGGGCGGGCGCCACCCCGGCCGCCGAGCGCCTGACAGCGATGCGCGACCGAGGCGAACAGTGGGTGTCTGCGAGCTACAAGTCAGCGCGGGAGGCGGATACCGGCGTGGCGCTTCCGGCCGACCAGGCTCCCGTGATCGGCCAGCGCCTTCACGAAGGGCTGATGGACTTCGACCTTCAGGGCGTTCCGCGGGTGCAGCGGGCGGTGCAGCGGTTCGACGACACCGTGAACCCGGTGCGCGTGCGCGAGGTGTTCGACGCGCGGGCGCAGCTCAACCAGCTTACCCAAAGCTCCGATACGGTCGAAGCGGCCGCCGCGCGGGCGGCGAAGAAGGCGCTGGACGGCTACATTGACGAGGCGCTGGAGAGCGGCCTGTTGCAGGGCGACGAGGCGTCCATCGCGGGCTGGCGCGGCGCGATCAAGAACCGCCGCAAGCTCGGCGAGCTGTTCGAGGGCGACGACCTCGTAGAGACGCTGACCGAGCGGGTTGCGCGCGGCGGCGAGCGGCGCGCGCTCAAGGTGGACCCGGAGGAAGCTGGCCGCGCGATCTTCGGCAAGGGGGCTCCCCATAGCCGCCCGAACCTCAACCGCGACCTTCAACGGCTTCGGGTGCTGCTGGACAGCCCCGAGGACTGGAACGCCCTGCGCGGCGAGCATTTCAAGCGCCTCATGCGCCCCGGCGACGGCGGGGTGGAGTCCGGCACGCGCCAGCTGTCAGGCGTGAAGATCCAGAAGGCGTGGGAGGACTTCCTGCGCGACGACCCGAACCTTGCCCGCACGCTCTACACCCCGGCGGAACAGTCGCAGATCACCAACTTCGTGCGGATAGCCGCGCGCATCACCTCCCCAGTGAAGGGGGGCGACAACTCGTCCAACTCGGCCGTGGCGATGCTGAAGCTGGTTCCGGCGGCCTTGAAGAACCTGCCGTTCATCGACTCGATGATCCGGGGGCTCACGCAGCAGGTGAAGGGCTCGGCGGTCATCCGCAGCATCGACGCGCCGCCGTCGAAGATGAAGCGCCCGCTGCGACCGCTACCGGCGGCGGGAGCGGCGGCTATTTCTCTGCGAAATGACGAAGAAGACCGATGAGCGCGATGATCGTCGCGCCGGCCATCGGCCGCCAGTCCCAGTGCCAGTTCCGCCACCAGGGCGTCGTGGACACGTCCCTGAACTTAACGTCGATGATCCGTTTTTCATCCATGCTACAACCAGTATGCAGCGGGCGGGCTGCGTCCTCAAGAGGATGCCATGAGCTACCCGCACGCTTTCCTTCCCCGAGGCGGTTACGCCGTCACTCCGTCCGACGCTGACGCCAACGCCGGAATCGGCTTCCGTGTGGGCGGGGCGGGCGATGTCGCCCTGACCTGCGCCGATGGTCAGGACCTCATCATTCCAGACCTTCTGGCGGGCGAGACGGTCGGCATCGAGTTCACGAAGGTGCTCAGCACCGGGACCACGGCGACCGACATCATCGCCTTCCGCCGATGAGCCTCGGACTTGGCCTTTCCCTGCGGAGCCGCGTTCCGGCGCGTATGCCGATAGACGCCGATGCGCAGACGGTGATGGATGCGTTCGACGTGTCCCCCTCGCTGGTGCGGGCGCAGCAGATCAGCCGCTTCGTGAGCCAACTGAAGGCTGCGGGCGTGTGGTCGAAGCTGGACGCACTGTTCGTGCTGGCGGCGCATGACGCGCAGGCCGCACGGGTGAACTGGAAGGACGTGGCGACGGTTGCGACGGAGCAGAACAGCCCAGCCTTCACCGCTGATCGGGGCTACACCTTCAACGGGACGAGCAACTACCTGGCCACGGGGTTCGTGCCCTCGACCGATTGCACGCAGGCGACGGGCACCGCCGGCTTCGTGGGGGTCTATGAGCGGGCCGACCTCGGGGCGGCGGGTTCGTCCGCCATCGGCGCGAACTCGTCTTCGACCATCAACATCGCCCTCAACCCACGCAATGCGAACCCCACGCCGGCCGCCGCGGGCATGTATAACCACGCCCTGTCCGGCGGGTCGGTCTCTGGTGTCACGGACAGCCGCGGGTTGACGGTATACCAGCGTAACGGCGCCGGCGGGGAGGTGTTCAAGCGCGGCGTTTCGATTGGAACGACCTCGCCAAGCTCGCCGGGGTCGGCGCTGGTCGCCATCCAAATTTACATCGGTTGCCGCAACAACGCGGGCGTGGCCGACCAATTCCGGCCCACGCCGCTGGGCGCCGCGGTCATCGGCGGGGTCTTGACACCCGCCGAACATCTCGCGCTGAGCAGAGCCAATCAGACCTATATGACATCGGTCGGCGCAGCGGTATAATCGCCGGGTGGACACCCTGCGCGCTCACATCGAAGAACACGCCCAATGGGATCGGCACCAGTTCCTCGCCTGTCGGGGCGTGGAAATCGACCCGAAGGACGTTGGACTGTTCCCCGGCGAGATCGGCCCTGAGACCATCGTCGCGGCGGATCATGTGGTGGACCTTCCGGCGGATGCTGTGCTGGTCGCCAAGCTGCCGCACGAAGAAGGGCTGGACGGCTTCAAGGTCGTCCGCCGCTCGCTGGTCCCCGGCGGCGTGGTCGTCACAGCGGTGAAGCTCGGTTAGGACGGGCGGGCCACTGGCGCGCGAGTCCGGCAAACTTGTGCGCGTGAGTGGATTCGGCTTTGTTGTCCGCCATGGCAAAGCCTGCGGCAAAATTCGTGTACTTCTTCTGCGATGAAAGCTCGTACGTCGATGACGAGTTCATGGCGGTTGCTGGCCTGGCTATTCCGGACTACGAGCTACAAGCCGTTACTGACGAACTCGCGGATATCAAGAAGCAGCTGGGCGGGCCGTCAGAGACGAAGTGGAATGCCGTGAAGTCGCGCCGTGATAGCGCCCACAAGGCGTTCGTGGATCATTTCCACGCTGGGGTCACCACAGGGCGCTTTCACTTCCACATCCGGTTCGCGCCGTTTGACAAATACGATCACCGGCTTAGCGGCCCGAAGCGGCGCGTAGACACGACAAGCAAGATGCACTTTCAGCTCCTGCTGCACCGCGCCCTGCGCTTTTACGGGCAGCGCTATAAGCTGCGGATCCGACCGGACAATGGCGACTGCACCGCGGCCCTGGTAAACCAGATCGACAGCCTTCATCAGTGGGGGAGCCACCACCACGCGGCCGCCACGGATTGCATCGACAGTATTGAACCCCGGGACTCGAAGCGGGAGTTGCTGCTTCAGCTCCTGGATGTGCCCCTCGGGGCGTTCACCGCGATACGAAACGACCGACAGCTCGTAGGGCCGAAACGCGAGCTGGCCGATTACGTCGCGGCGCGGTTCCCCGACAAAAACCTCAAGGGAAACACTCCGGCGAAGGAGATGCGGTTTTCGATATGGAACGCAATACCGAGCGGCGCTCCGAAGCGCGGCCCTTGGGGCTAGAACCCTAACGGGAACAGGTCTGGCGAAAGCCTGAATCTTCGCCCCAAGGACATCGGCAATCTAGTCGAATCCGCAGCGAAGCGCAAGGCGAGAACGAATCTGCGGTCCTGAGTCAACCCCCGAAGATCAGCAGAGCGGGGACGCGGCTAACGCTCCCCTGAACCTAAGCGGCACGACACGGCGGAACCGTTTGCTATCCTAGGGTTGCAGCGGGCGGGCTGCATCGAAGGATGCACGCCCAGCGATGACGCCTGAACACATCTCATTGATCATTGCAGGGTGCGCCATCCTCGGCGTGCTCCTTCACGCCATCGTCTACGCCCACAAGGAGGGCAAGAAGGAACAGCGCCTCCAGATCGTGGAGGACAAGATCGCCAAGCACGAGGTGAGCGAGTCCGCCCTTGCCGTGCTGGCCAACGAACTGAAGCACTTCGGAAGCTCCCTCGAACGCGTCGAGAAGGACACGAAGGAGCGGTTCGAGGCGATCATGCGCCAACTGGCGAACCGCCGGACCCCGGCGAAATGACCCTGCCCGAGTTCCCCACCAGCCGATACGGCCGGCGCTTCGTCTGGACCTGGCTGGCCTCTCCCGTGGTCGCCTTCATCTGGTGGCGGACGGCGGAGCAGGGCGGGGACCAGTGGCCGGTCGCGGCGGTGTTCTCGCTGCTGCTGTTCTGCATCTGGACCGTCCCCACGGCCGAGCAGATCGTCAACGTGGTCAAGGCGGCGAGCCTGTTCAAGTCCAACCCGCTGGACGCCTACGGCTTCGGCCCGACCCCAACCCCTACAGAAGACGCGGCTCGCCATGCCGCAGGAGGTGGTGAGTGAAGAACCTCGTCAACGCCAACCGGCTGGCAGGGGTGAACGCCCAGCTCGTCGCCGTGGTGATCGCCGCCTCGGGCAAGCTGCCGTTTCCGGTGTGCGTGGTCGAAGGCGTCCGCAGCAAGGCCCGCCAAGCCCAGCTCTACGCCCAAGGCCGCACCGCGCCGGGGAGGGTCGTCACCTGGACCCTGAAGTCCAAGCACATCGACGGGCTGGCCGTGGACCTGGCGCCCTACATCGACGGCAAGATCGACTGGAACGACCTGAAGAAGTTCGACGCCATCGCGCAGGCCATGTTCGCCGCTGCCGCCGAGCGGGGCGCGAAGATCCGCTGGGGCGCTGACTGGGACGCGGACGGCAAGTCGCGAGAGCGGGGCGAGTCCGACAGCCCGCATTTCGAGCTGGTGGGCCTGTGATGAGCAACTGGCACGACGACTGGAACGACGTGGGTCGGGGCGTCCTCGCCTTTGTCGGCTTCGTGATCTTCGCCATTGCGCTGGCCGGTGTTGCGGTCGGAGTCTGCATAGGGGCGGCGATATGGGCGTGATCCTCCGCATCCTCGCCGGGAAGTTCGGCGGCTTCATCCTCGGCGCTGTGGCGGCTGTCCTGCTGGGGCTGTTCGCCTCCCTGTGGGTGGTGAGCGCAGACCGGGACAAGTGGCGGGACGTGGCCGGAAAGAGGCTCGGCGAGCTTCAGCAGTGCCGGTCAAACGTCGCGGTTCTCGACGGTGCGTTGAGCCGCCAGAACACCGCCGTGGCCGCCCTCAAGGCTGATGCGGAGAAGCGCCAGAAGGCTTCAGCCGCCGCCCTGTCAGACGCCCGCCGGTCCGCCGATGGACTTCGCCAGGATGCCCAGCGGGTGCTTCAGGTCAGGCCGGGGGCGGATCAGTGCGCGTCAGCCGATGCGCTGATTATCGGTAGCCTTTCTCGATGATGCGAGCGCACGCCCGCAAGCGTTCCAACTCGTCCTTCATGACGGTGATCGTCTCCGGAGGGAGGTATGCCGGTGACGGCGGCCCCCACAAGTCGAACGTGGGACGCAAGCTGTCGCGGGCGTCATCGAGCAGCAGCCGCAGGCGCGAAATCTCCTCGCCTGCGATCTTCCAGTATTTGACCGGATCGGCGCGGATCGCCGCCTCATGGGTCTCCACGATGCCGAGAAGGCGGGCAAACGCCCGCGCCGCCTCGCGCTTTTCCCTGCCGAAATCGACCGGCTCCACGTTCGCTTCCATTCCCGGAGTCTAGCATGAAACCCTTGCCCCGCAAGGCGAAACTGCTACTATCAGCCGTCCTCGCATGGCCGCTTCTCACGGCAGGCATGTGCGCCTCGACCCCGCGCATTGAGGTGCGGGAGGTGCAGGTTCCCGTCCCGGTCCCGTGCGCCGTCGATCCCGGACCCGACCCGGTTTATGCGGATACCGACGAGGCCCTTCGCCAAGCCCCTGACCTGTTCGGAAGGGCCCAGCTTTTGGTAGCCGGTCGGCTTCAGCGCATGGCCCGTGAGCGTGAGCTGAAGGCCGCGAACGAGGGCTGCCGTTAATGGCCGCCCGCCCCCTGCCTGAAGAACGCCTGTTCCGCGCCAAGGAGATCATCGAGGACCTTCTGAGGCAGGGCTTTTCGCCTCCCGACTTGCCCGTAAGGGGCAACGGCGCGCACACCGAGGCCGCCGCCCGCCTGTCTGCGGAGTTCGGCAGCAGCGAGAAGACGTGCTGGAGCTGGCTGCGCGAGCTGGGTGTTCGCGGCCGGACAGACCCGCGGTTCGCCGTGGACTACACCCTGTTCCGCCCGCGCCAGTATCTGCATCGCCCGGCCGGCGCTCCGGTGATCCCGTTCCACGACCACCTTGCCGAGCCCGAGCCCGACGGCGACCCCATCCGCATCGCCGTGATCGGAGACGCCCACGATGCGCCGCACCTTCGGGACAAGTCGCGCTTCAGGTGGCTAGGTCAGTACATCGCAGAGCATGGCATTCCCCATGTCGTCCAGATTGGAGACTGGTGGACGCTGGACAGCTTCTCGTCACACACCGACCGAGCGACGTTCGAAGGTCTCGCCAAGCCTACGTTCGAGCAGGATCGCGAGAGCTTCCACGAGTCTCAGCACGCGTTCCGTCAGGGCCTTGCCGGTCACAAGCCCAAGCTCGATGAAACTCTCGGGAACCACGAACTGAGAGCTTGGCGCTACTCCAATTTCCACCCTGACGGCCTCAACTACGGTGACCTCATTGTCGAAGCCTTCAACCAATGGGGCTTCCGCGTCACGCCCTACGGCGAGTTCCGGTTCATCGGCGGCGTCGGGTTCATACACGCTCCGCTACAGCCTGCTTCAGACAAGCCCTACGGCGGCAAGACTGGCGGTCAGCGGGCCAGCAACGATTCCCTTTTCGATATTGTCCGCGGCGATGATCACCGCGTTACGATATCGGTAGGCGACAAGATCGGGCCGGTTCGGGCGCCGACCGTCTACAGCACGGGGACCGCTCTCCCGCCGGGCTTTATCGAGGGTTACGCGCGCAAGGGCGGCTCGTCGTGGCGCTCGGGCATCTGCGACCTGACCATCTGGGGCGGGGTGGTCCGGCAGTTCAACTTCACCGACATGCACCTGCTGCGGAGGCGCTACGGTGCCCTCGCTGCGTAGGTGGCTGGGCCGTGCGACGTGGTTTGCCGCCGGGGTCGTGTTCTGCTGGTTCGTGGTGTTTAACGGATGACGGCCCCCAAGCGCGACCATTAGACCGCTTGTCTCGTATGCAGCGTCGTGCGATTCTTCGACCGTGGAGCCGGTCATGTCCAAGCCCGATAAGCGGCGCGCAGATCAGCGCTCTTGGCTCGCTGGACTGCTGGTCATGATCGCCGTCGTAGTGGCGCACGTCGGCTTTGCGCGCGTGTCCGCAGGATGGACAATCGCCATCTCAACGGCAGTCCTCGTAGCGCTCGTGGTCTTTCTATGGCGTGCGGGGGGTCGGAAACAGCGGGACGGCGGGGGCAGGGGGTAACGGGTCCACTACCCGAACCACCCGGTGGCTCCCGGGTACGGCGAGCCATGCGCTGCCGTTAAACTCCTCACGATATGCGACCTCGATGGTCATCCGCACGCCTTCCGCGACGGTAATGGGCAGTGTTCCCGCGCGCAGAGCGGCCAAGAATTGGCGATCCTCCATTCGGGCGCTGAACTCAAGCCCGTCTCGGGCGAATGTCCACCGCCGAGGCTCCGGCACCATCGTGGCTCGAATGAGAACCACGTCCCACGTACCGCCTACCGGCCGGGTAGCCGGCGCATCCTCCATCGCCTCGTCGGCCCACACGCCGCTCCGTTCCGCAAACTGGTCGCGGGGGATGCTGTAGAGCGTGGCCCCATCGGGCCGCTGCACGTCGAAGCTCTCTATGGCGGGCTCACGATCCAGGATGCCGTAGAAGCGCATCTGCTGGCGCTGCAATTCCTGTGAGCCAGCTAGCAGGTCCCTGTTCGCTCTGAACACCGCCATCTGGTCCTCCGGGATGCGAGGGTCAGGCGTCAGCGCGTTGGTGACGGCCGCGGTCACAACCGACGTGCCGATGACGCCGGCCAGCGCGATGGCGGCCTTGCTGACGAGCGGATATTGGGACGCGCCATGAGCAACCTGCTGTGCCGCCCGCTCGACCCGTTGCAGGGAGAGCTTGAAGATGTCGCTTCCTTCGGCCACCCCCGCGAGCCCGACTCGCAGCTCGGCCTCGGGGTCGAGAGCGTCGGCGCCGGCCTTCATGAGGTCGATCCAGGCTAGCAGCGCGAGCGCTACTCCGCCTGCGTCAGGCACGCGGCCATCATAGATCTCGAACTTGAGAATAACATCCGCCTCGGCCACGTCAGCTCTCCCGCCCGTTGAGAGGCTACGCGCCACGGTCGAGCGCTGCAATACGCGCCGCCAAGCCCTACTTCCCACCCCTCCGGAAGTAGCTCCGCAAGCTGGCCCCGATCCTCACGTCCCGAGATCCACAGCGCCGGCACCTTGCGCCTCGCGCCCGGACTTCGGAGATAGGCGTATCACCCCCGAACTTCTCGATGGCCTCTTCCGGAGAGAACGTCACCACCCTCTCGCAGTTGGCGCACTTGAATTCGAGGTCGGTGTCTTCCTCGGCTAGCCAGGATATGCGGTCGGCCATCAAAGATGCTCGTAGGACCGGCCGCAGTAGCAGTTCATGCGAGGAACTTCGTAGCCGCTTCGAGCCGACGGTTGTTCGCCCGCAGCTCCCTGATGAGCGGCTTGTTGCGGTCCCGGAGCCGGAGCGCTTCGGCCTCGGCTAGCGCCCGCAGCTCAGGGCTGGCCAGCGTTGCGGCCAAGCGCTTGATGGCGGGGGCTTCCGCTATGAGCGGCAGATCCAGACCGCGATCACTCTGCTCCGCCATCTTCTCTCCTCATCCCCCCTTGATAGCAGCCTCTAGGGCAGAGCGCATGGCTCAGTCCCAACCGTAGTGCTTGGCGAGCGTGGCGCGGATGTCGTCCTTGGACCGGGTGTCCTTGCTGTCGAGCATCCCGTAGACGAACGAGACCATCTGGTCCCGGCGCTCAGCGGGCGTCATGACGTGGTGGCGGGCGCGCTCGATTAGTGCCTCAAGGCTATCGGCATCATGGGCGCTGCCCTTTGCCTGCTTCTCGCTCATGCCTCATCTCCCGTCCGCGTGTGGGGTGGTTCAGGCCCACGCAAGAGCTTTCGGATCACTTGAGCGGCTCGCCATTCGATCTCGCGCTTCCGGGACCACTGGTTGCCCGTCCGGCCGAGATCCCGGTTCTGCGCCTCCCTCGCCGTAGCGATGCGCTCAAGCTGATCGGCCATCTTCTCTGGATCGCTCATACCCGTCTCCTTGCCCCGTGGTGGGACGTTGTGTGGGACGTGCGAGGGCGGGGAGGGCTGAAACCCTTATCAAGCAAGGCTCTCAGAAAGAGAGCTGGCTCCGCGGGTAGGGTGCGACCCCCAACCTCAACCACCTTCACACGACCGCAAGAAGCCCTTGTCAGGCCCCGGTTTCTCAGCCTAATCCTATCACGTTCCCTCACGCGATTGCACGCAAAAGCGTGTTCGCCAGTGGGACGGAAAGTGGGACGATGGCCCGGCAGGTCAACAAGCTCTCGGCTCGGACGGTCCAGACCCTGAAAGAGCCCGGCCGCTACAGCGACGGTCAGGGGCTCTACCTGTTCGTGGACGAGAACCAGGCTAAACGCTGGCGCTTCCACTTTCAATGGCGCGGCAAGCGGCGGGAGATGGGGCTGGGCTCCGCGCTCAACGTCTCCCTCGCCGAGGCCCGCGAGGCCGCCGAACGCTGCCGCAAGATGGTGGCGCAGGGCGTGGACCCGATTGCCGCGCGCACCCGGCAGGCGGGCGTGCCGACCCTTGCCGACTTCGCCGAGTCCTACATCGCCGAGCGCGAGGCGGGGTGGCGCGGCAAGAACACCGCCAGCGGCTGGCGTCGGGCCTTCACCCTGCACGCCAAGGCCATCGGCGGGATAGCGGTTGACCGCATCGACACGGAAGCCGTGCTGAAGGTTCTCAAGCCGATCTGGAAGACGAAGGCCGAGACAGCGGGCAAGCTCCGCGACCGGCTGGAACAGGTTCTCGACGCGGCGGCCGTCAAGGGATACCGCACGGGGGAGAACCCGGCGCGCTGGCGCGGCCACCTCCAGCACATCCTCCCGAAGCGCGACAAGCTCACCCGCGGCCACATGGCGGCGATGCCCTATGCGGGCGTTCCGGCGTTCATGGCGTCCCTGACGGCGCGCGAAGGCTTCTCGGCTCGTGCGCTCGAATGGACGATCCTGACAGCCTCGCGGGAGGATATGACGCTGAGCGCCCGCTGGGGCGACATACAGGGCGAGGTGTGGGTGATCCCGGCGGCGCGCATGAAGTCGTTCAAGGACCATCGCGTCCCGCTGACCCCGCAATGCCTCGCCGTGCTGGATCTGGTGCGCCTGCATCCCAAGCCCGACGACTTCCTGTTCCCCGGTCCCAAGGGCAAGCTGTCCGACGCCGCCATGGACAAGCTGATGAAGGGGACGGGCTACACGGTTCACGGGTTCCGGTCCTCGTTCCGCGATTGGGCGGGCGACTGCACGGACCATCCCCGCGAGGTCGCGGAGGCCGCACTGGCGCACGCCGTGGGCGACGACGTGGAGCGGGCATACCGGCGCGGCGATGCGTTGGAGAAGCGCCGGCTGCTCATGCAGGCGTGGGCGGACTTCACGCGGCCGCCGGACCGCCCAGCAGCCCCCGAAGGCTCTCCGCAGGGATGAGCGTGCGCCCGCCCCACTTGACCTTCTTGAGCTTGCCGGATTGCAGGGCGCGCCAGACCGTCGCCTCGCTGACGCCTGCCGCCTCTGCGGCCTCGCGGACGTTATAGGCCAGCTTCTCACTCACGCGCTGTCCTCCTGGGTGATGGGTTGGGGCATCGAGCGGGCGCTGTAGTGCGGGCGGCTCTCAGCCTCGATGAATACGGACCAGCGCTCGTCGCCGCGGCGCACCAGCACCTCGCCAGACCCGGCCGACAGGTACGGATAATCGCCGCCCTCATCGTACTCCTCCACGAACCGCGCGGCGGCGGCCTCCTCGTCGTAGGCGTTAACGGGGGTCCAGCGGTCGTCGTCGCCGCCCATGGCGTCGGAGGCGCGGCACTCGTACATCGGATAGCAGGTGTGGCCGCGCCAACGGTACGTGTCGCAGGTGCGGCAGAAACGATAGTCGCTCATTCCCCCACCTCTCGGTCTGTCGCAGGCTCATTGGCGAGTGACGGGGAAGCGCCAGCGACCGGACTAAACTCTTGATTTCGCGGCTCCATGGTGGAGAGAAGGGAGCGGGCGACATCACGGAATCGCTGCCACTCGTGGTCGAACCACACCATCTCGCCGCCCTCGTTCGGCTCGCCGACAAGCGCCTCCAACCCCTCCCTTAGACGGGATACCTGGGCTTCTGCGGCTTCGGCTCGGGAGCGCTGGTAGTTCTCCAGTGCTCCGCAATTGCACGGCAACCCTTCGCCACTGGCGCGCTGAGTCCAACCCTCGCGTGTCGTCCCTTGTCCGTCGTCGCCCCATATCGTGCAGGCCGTCGAATGGCTATGTCCCTTCACACGGTGCGTTCGGTAGAAGCGGCTCAGGCGCTCAGCCCTCAGCCTCTCCACCTCTTCCAGCAGGGCGGGGATGTCTTGGTCGGCGCACTGAAGGATGCGGTCCTTGTCGTCTTTGGACTGGAACGACGTTTCCGCGAACACGGCGAGCCATCCCGCCCGCTCCCTGATCCCTTGAAGGTCAGCCATTGTCCCCTCCCGCAGCAGGAGTAGGGGAAGGGGTGGCGAGGGAGAGGCGGGCGTTTTCAGCGACTGCCCACGCATCATGTGCGGCAATCTCACGCTGCACTGTCGGATCGGTGTCGATCCAATGATCCAGCGCCGCGATGCTCTCCGGTGTCGGCTGAAGCAACCGACCCTGATTGTCAGGCTCACCGCCCGGGCAGTCGTACTCGCCCGTTTCGTCCTGTGAGGGGCGGCAAAGCGTTTCCGCCAAGGCGGCCGTCGCAGCCCCACAGCGCGGGCACGGCGCTGGCGCGTAGATCAGCGGCGGGGCGCTCATCGTCCCACCTCCCCACCATCACCACTGTCCAGCGCAGAGGGCTGGGCGGCGAGAGCCAGGGCGTGAAGTCCACGAGCTGCGCGCTCGACGTGCTGAACAGCATCGGCCGCCGGTCCCGCTTTCATGCCGTGGGCGATGGCGGAGGCGTAGAAGCCAGACGTGTAATCGAGCAGGGCGTTCAGATAGGCGTCGGGATGGCCGGGCGTCCTAGCGTTGTCCAGCGCAGAGGGCTGGCGGAGGGCGGAGAGGGTGGAGAGGGCGGCATCGACTTGGGCCAAGACGCGCCCGGCTGATGTAGGCCAGATGCATTCCTCGATAAGCTTGGCCGCCAAGACCCTCGCCTCGGTCAGCGCCTCTTCCACTTTCCTTGGTACGGGAGGGGGGAGAAGGGCGAGGATGGCGTCGGCGTCCCCAAGGCAGGGCTCGCGTTCCTCAGGCATTGTGGCGCGCCAGTTGGGCATGATGCGGCGGCCGTGGAAGCCTCGCAGTCGGTCGCGCTGTCGGTTCCACAGGGTCTCCGCCACCCTCTCCCGTAGTGTCTCGCCCCCGGCTTTGGGTTCGCTCCTGTCGGCTTCGCCGCCATGAGCCCCCGTAGGCGCTTCCTGTTGTTGTTCTGAGAGGGGGATGGTCATGCGCGCGGCTCCTTCAGCTTTTCCATAATCGCCAGCACACGGTCGGCGTGTCGCTGCGCGGCCTCGCGCTGCTCCTGGTCCGCCAGTTCCCGCGAACTTCTCAGCTCGTCGGCCGCGGCCTTGGCTTCGGCCTCAGTGATGCCGCGCGCCATGACGTTCTTGAGTCGAGTGCGCTTTTCCTCATGGCGCCCCTGAAAGAATGCCGTGTGGGCCGTGGTGCGAACCAAGCGCACGGCGGCGTGTCGCGGGTCTATCCAGCGATCATCACGAACGATGGCCCATTCGGCGGACTCACCCACGACCTTCTCCTTCCATAGCTTCAGCCCCTGACAGGGCGGTTGTTCCGCGGTACGCTGCGTAGTGTTCGGCAGCGGTCGCGTAGGCGTCCTTTCCCACGCGGTCCCAGAAGGCCCGTTCGGAGCCTCGGTGCTGTTCGTCGTGGTGCGCGCGGCAGAGCGGGTTGGCGTGGTGGTCGTGATTTTTTCGCGCGCCGCCGGGGTTCTGCCGGTCGGGGCCGTCGTTGTAGCGAATGTGCGCGGGGTCGATGGGGCCAGCACAGCCACCCAGATGCCGCGCCGCGCACGGCTGACGGCGCAGGTAGGCGAGATAGCCGTTGTCCCGCTCCCGGCCCCGGTGCTGCTTGCCGATGGCCTTGCGGGCTATCTTGCGGGCTTCCCGTGCAGGGGCGTTCTTCTTCGCCCGGAGGCGCTGGAACTCGGCCCGTTCGGAGGGGGTGAGGCTCATGCGGCGACCGCCTGACGTGAGGTGTGCGCGAGAAGCTGCTTGCCGATGTGGCGGGTGAAGGCGGGCGGGATGGCCTCGCTCATCTCCGCCAGCGTCATCCAGTCGATGCCCAGCGCCTCGGATGCCGCGGCCCTGTGTCCGCCCTCCCAAACGTCGCGGGTGCCCCGGCCGCCGGCCTTGGCCGCGCGCTTCCGAGCGTGTCCGCCGTAGACGCCGATCACGGGCGCGTCGTCGTGGTTGCAGTGCGGGGCCGACAGCGACACGTTGCTCTCGAACAGCCGGTGACGTTGGAGGCGACAGCCTTGCGCCCCCAAGCCGAACATCGAGCCGCACAGGGTGATGGGAGCGCGCATCGCCCATGCGGCGCCCTCGACGTTCTCAATCACCCACGGAAGGCCGGTTGCCTCCAGCAACGCACGCGTCTCGTCGATGAGCATGGGTGCGCCAACGGCCCCCGGCGCGTGGCGCATTTCGCTGTAGCCCTGACAGGGTGGCGAGGCATGGATCGCGTCGAACGAGCGCAGGAACCGCATGTCGAGCGTCAGCGCGTCGTGCTGGATGAAGGCGAACGGGTAGCGGGGTTGCGGGTTAAGATCGACGCCGACGACCTCGAACCCGGCCTGGTGGTAGCCCATGCCGGCGCCCCCGGCGCAGCAGAACAGGTCAAGGATGCGCATCACGCCGCCCTCTCTTCCGTATCGCTGAACACCACGGCGTTCTGAGCGCACATCACGCAGCCTCCCCGAGCATGGCGCGGGCTTCACGCTCCAGCGCCTCGCTCTCAAGGCCGGGGATGATGTGCTCAACGAGCAGCGCCTTGGCCTTGTCGAAGAAGGCTTGGAACGACTGCTGATCCATCTTGTCGAAGGCGATGGACCGGGTGACGTTGACCACCTCGCCGTTGCGCTGCTTCACCGGCGCGGCGTAGCCCAGCTTGCCCTTGACCCACTCGTGCAGGTCGTCGTCGGTGATGGGCTGGTCCAGGTTCTCCGCGACCAGTCCAAGCATGGACCAGTAGAGGCGTAGTTGCGGCACCGAGCGCGCCCGCGTCACACGGACGGCGAGCGGCTTGCCGACCGGCAGCTTCGACAGTTGGTCACTGTCAAGCGGCGCGACCGGCGCGAGGAACGACCCTCGCCGGACCATCTGCATGGGCGGGCGCTCCGACATCACCACACGCTGCGGTTCGAGATGAACGGAATGTCGTCCCCGATGTCGTCCAGCGAACCTCGGCTGTCGGCCACGCCCGCAGAACCTCCCTGACGAAAGTCGTCCATGGCGTCGCCGCCGCGGGGCTTGTCCTGCTTCAGCGAGTAGTAGGTGCCGCCGTTCTTGTCGGCCTTGCGCCACCCGGCGAAGTTCACGACCTGGCCATCGTTCAGGGTGATCGAGCCCTTGATGTCGGGGTGGTTATCGCCCTTCTTGTCGCGGTTCGGGAAGATCGTGCCGAGGCCCGGCTTGTTAACGAAGGTAGTCATGCGGCGGCCTTTTCGTTGGAGATTCCGAGTTCTTCGGCGCGAAGGTCGGCTTCGGCCCGAAGGATGGTGCGCCACGCCTTGGGCATGGTCGCGATGGCGGCGTTGTTCTCGCGGCACAGGTCTTTCCAGCCCTGCGTCGTGGGCACGTCGGAGAAGGCGTGGCGCAGCTCGTCAAACTTGAGGTTCAGGCCCTGCGCAGCCGCCTGACGGGCGGGGAGGCCGGGACCGGAGCAGCCCCACCAGTCCTTGCCGCCGGGCTCTCCGCAGCCGGTGTCACGGCCGCCGCCCAGCGGGACGGGCGCGGGCGTCGGCTGGGCGTGTCGTTGCACAGCCCCCTCGCCATCGTCGTCCACGGGCGCCACGCCGAGCATGGCCATCAGGGCGTAGCGCCGGCCGTAGGTGACGGCAGAGCCAGCGCCTTGGGCGTCGGCCTTGCTGAGCGGGATCTGAACCACGCTCTCGATCCACTCGCCGCTGGTGTGCAAGATGCGGGTGGTGACGGAGAGCGCCTTGCCGTCGAAGTCGCCCGGCCCCTGGATGACGCCGAGCCCGTGCTTGGCGAGGATGGGGCGGGTCGCCTCGGACACAGCCTCCAGCGAGGCGTAGTCGTTCTTGAAATGGGGGTTGCGCGCGTCCTTGCGCACACCACCAACCTCGGCAAGCGCGGCGACAAGGGCCGGCGCCAGAGCGATGATGCTTTCAGACTGTTGCACGGTTCTTCTCCACAGTTTTCCATTGCCGGCCCTTGGCCCCCATCTCTCGGAGGTTGGCCTTCTGAGTGCCGACGCTCAGGTGGTCGGGGTTGCAGCAGAGCGGCGT